TCGTTTTCGAGTCGGTCAAATTCACCGCGCAACACCTATGAACGACAAACTGTCCGTGATCGCCCGCAACGACGGCATACGCCTGAACAGCCTCGCGGAGTTCGCGATTCCCTCCTTCAGCGGTGTGCAGGGCGATGGTAACTACGGCTTCGAGCCGACGATCTCCACGCCCGCGGAGTTCATAACGTCAGCCGACTACTCGACCTTCACGCTCAACCGCCCGGCTCTCAACTACGGCTTCAAGTCCTACGGCCTCGTGCGCAGCCTGATCTCGCAGCCGGTGGACGACGCTTTCAAGGGCGGGATCACGATCCACATCCCCGAGCTGGAGGACGAGGACGTGAAGGAGCTTCAGGAGCGCATGGAGGACGAAGGGGACCTTGAGGTCGCCAAGTCGGTGTTCAACTGGACCCGCCTGTTCGGCGGCGCGGGGCTCGTGGTGGTGACCGACCAGGACCCGTCAACGCCGCTGGACCTGGACAAGCTCACGGGATCGCTGCTGCGGTTCCTCTCCGCCGACCGATGGGAGCTGATCCTTTCGGGCATGACCGTCAACGCCCCGGGTAGCGAGGAGGACAACCAGCTTGAGCGTGCGCGGTCCATGTACGGCTACACGTCCAACGGGGAGTTCAACTACTACGGGGTTCCGTTGCACGGCTCGCGGGTCATCAAGGCCATCGGGCAGGAGGCGCCCAGCCTGATCCGGCCGCGCCTGCAGGGCTGGGGCCTGTCGGTCCTGGAGCAGTGCATGCGCTCGATCCAGACGTACATCAAGTTCCAGAACCTCCTGTTCGCCCTCGTGGACGAGGCCAAGGTGGACATCTACAAGCTGATGGACTTCGCGCAGCAGCTCTCCAGCGACGAGGGCACGGCGCAGACGAAGCTGCGCGTGGGGCTCCAGAACGCGATCAAGAACTACCAGAACGCCATCATCATCGACAAGGAGGACGAGTACGAGCAGAAGCAGATCGCGTTCAGCGGGCTCGCGGACATCATGGTGGAGTTCCGCATCAACTTGTGCGCGGACCTGAAGATCCCCTACAACAAACTTTTCGGCATGTCGTCCACGGGCTTTGCCTCCGGCGAGGACTCGATGGAGAACTACAACTCGATGGTCGAGGTGGAGGTGCGCAGCAAAGCCCGCAAGCTCGTGCGCAAGATCATTGAGCTGCGCTGTTATCAGCTCTGGGGCTACTGTCCCAAGTTCACGTTCGAGTTCAGGCCCCTGCGCGAGTTGTCCGGAGTCGAGGAGGAGCAGGTCCGCACGTCCACCCAGAACCGGATCATGCAACTGCGCACCGCGGATCAGATCACGGGCATGGAAGCGGACACGCTGCTTCACCGCGAGGGGTTGATCCAGATCGACACGGAGGTCGGCCAAGGTCTGCGCGAGCCCGAGCCCGGCGCGGATCAAGCGGCAGCGGTTGCCGAGGCTGGCGCGGCCGTGGGCGGTGGAGGCGTGCAGCGCGACCAGAACGGCCACTTCGCCCCGTCGGGAGGGGGCGCGCGCAAGGCAGGTCCCAAGAAGCCTGACAAGCAGAACGCCTCCGGGCTTCTCCGGTTGCGGAGCATCCTCGAACGTCGAGCGGCATGAAATGCTACTGCATCCAGTGTAAGACGTGGTTCGAGTCTGCGGTGCGGACTCAGGAGTTTTGTTCGACGCCGTGCCGCACGGGGTTCTACAGAGCCGAGCAGGAGCACCAACGCAAGGTGCGCGAGGTAGCGAGAGAAGGTAACGGCCGCATGCTCGGAGCCAGATGGGTTGGAGGCGGACGGCAGGCAATCGACTTTGGTTTATCAGACTACTGGAGCCGATAACATGAGAGCGTCAGAATTTCTAATCAATGGGCAGTGCAAACACGGGATTCCGATATCGGATCGGTGTGTGATATGTTACCCACCGTTGGACTTTGAGGAGGCACGAAGACTCAGCCGGCAGGAAGTCGAGATGCTTGCGAGCTTGCCTCGGTGCGACTTGGTAAATGACTTTGTAAGACAACCCGAAAACAGCATATAGCTATGAAAATGCGCGCAAAATTCTACATCACCCAGATTGAGAAACCCGGTGAGAGCTTTGAGAAGCTCCACTTTTACCCGGTAACGGACAAGCCATACGGTCCCGACGGCGAAAACGAGGACAACACTTTTGCCCGATGGACCCCCTCGGGCGAGTTGACGCTGGGGATCACGAACCCGGCGCTGATCGGCACCTTCAAGGTAGGTGAGAAGTACTATCTCGATTTCACTCTGGCGACGGCATGATCGCGCTGCGGCCAATCATCCACAAGGATAGCTACTCGGAGCTGATCGAGGCTCCCGTGCTGGACTACCTTGTCGATGTGATCTACGGGCCGCTCGCGGACCTGCTGGAAGAGGCAGGGGTCCCGGTGACGGTGCAGAACGCCGGCAGCGATCCGATCAGCGCGGCGCTCGGGCAGGGGAGACTTTTCTACTCCAACGGCACGTTCGCCGGGCGGTTCACGCCGGCAGTGGCGAAGGAACTTCGCCGGCTGGGTGCCAAGTTCAACGTGGGCACCCGCGAGTTCACGCTCGCGGAGTGGAAGCTGCCCGCTGACGTGAAGCTCGCGGCTACGGCCGCGCAGTCTCGCGCTCAGGGGCTTCATCAGAAGGTGATCGCCACGCTGGACGAGATGCTGCGCAACGTGCCCACGGCCCCGACCGGGCTGGACTTCACCAAGGCGACCGAGCGCATCGTGTCGGATCTCAACGGGCAGTTCAACGACAGCGTGAAGGCCGTCGAAGCGATCAGGATTGCCCCCGAGGTCACGCCGGCCATCCGCGCCCAGTTGAACGATGAGCTGACGAACAATCTGGACCTGTACGTGCGCAAGTTCACCGAAGAGCAGGTCCTCGATCTGCGGCAGCGCGCTGAAGCGAACGCCTTCGCCGGGGGGCGGGCTGACACACTGGCCAAGATCATCGAGTCGAACTTCGGCGTGTCGAAGCGCAAGGCAGCGTTCCTCGCCGGGCAGGAAACGAGCCTTGCGGTCTCGCACTACCGGCAGGCGCGGTACGAGGAAATTGGTTGCGAGCGGTATCGTTGGAGCACGTCGCATGACTCGATCGTGAGGGACGACCACAAGGACCTGGACGGGCAGATTTTCAGGTGGGACAGTCCGCCTGTGACGAACAAGCGGACGATGGCGCGGAACAATCCGGGCTGTGATTTTTCTTGCCGTTGTCGTGCAATCCCCCTTATTCCAACGCCAACGGCAACTTTGCTATGATCGGAATCACTTCACGGGATCAGGAAATGGTCCGGCTCAACGACCAGATTAGAACTCTGCGTCGTGAAGTCGCGGACATAGATTCCAAGAAGCAAGGTCTCGCGGAGGCCCGGCAGATCCGAATAAACCGCATTGCACGGCTCGAAGCCCAGCTCGCCTACGGCGTGCCCGCTTCAGTCTGCACCATGACGGCCTGCAGGTAGTATCGCAGTTTCGAGTTGTCACCAACGCCTCCGGGTGGGCGCGTCCGTTCGTGGCGCGACTCCTTGAGCCGGGGTTGGTCTCCTACAGAGACCAGGGCTGCGGCGAGTCTTTGGTGACCAAAGAGACGCTCGACCGTTGCGTTCACACCTTCGTTGGGCGCCCCGTGGTGTTGAAGACCAATGCCAAGGGCAGGCGCGTGCACCCTAAGTCCAACGCCGAGTTGGGGCCGCGCAACATGAAGGAGGATGGCTGTGGGTACATCTCCGAGGTATTCTACAACTCCAGCGACGGCTGGTGGTACGGTAAGGGCGTTGTGGATACGGACGAGGCCGTGGCCGCTCTCCAGGACCCGCAGGGCTGCTCCGTCGGGTACGACGTGCTGCGCAGCGGCGCGGGCGGCAAGTGGCACGACATCCCGTATCACGACGAGATTCAGGACTTTTTAGGTATGCACCTCGCGATTGTGGACAACCCGCGATACGAGGCGGCGACGATCAGGCTGAACGCAAAACAACCCAAAAACGAAATGAGCATGTTCAAGTGGTTCAAGAAAGCCGCCCCCGGTGCAACCGTGAGTGCGGGCCCCGCAGCAGCCGCTCCGGCTGCCGCTGTCGCAGCCCCCGCGGCTGCCGTGACTACTCCCCCG